TAAATGGAACTGGTAATTCAAACTCAATTCTAACCTTTGAATTATTAGTACTTGGAAAACTATTAATAGTTAAAATATTGTAATGATATACGGAATCAGTAGGCGCAGCATTATTATTAATGCTATTACCATTATAAAAACTTTGATTATCAGTACCACTACTAAATGAAAATATAGGAGTACTAAATACATAAGTTGAGACCGTATTACTTGTCGCATTATTATTTAATATACTACCACCATAAGCAGAAGCAAAGTTTGTATAATTACCAACGTTTATGGCTCTAACTAAAAATTTAAATTGTCCATAATACCCAGCTTGCAAAGAAGAATTAGTCGTAAAAGTTACTGACCTACCATAAATATTTACATCAAAAATGTCGGGTTTACTTATTAAACTTACATATTCAAAACCACTTGCTAAGTCATCGTACATCACGATTTGCCCTGAAGTTGCAGCGCCTAAAGTTCGCATTATAATTTCTACTTCTCCCGACTGATTAAGATTAAAAGCGCCAGGCATTGTCTTTGATAATGTCATTTGTGGATAACCATACTGACAAGTACCCGAACTATTTGCAGCCGCTTGTCCATTAGCATCTAACCATTGATTGCATAAGTCAGTTGCGTTATTGTTTGCCCTTGTGTCAGCATCTTGCTGGCTTATAGTACTTGTATAAGTGCCAGTAAAGAAAGGAGAATAAACCTCTTGGAATGAGCCTATCCCGTAAGCATCACAATTATTCTTTTGGAATGTACGAACTAATCTTTTAGTTACCGAACTTGTAAACGTTGGAACTCCTCCAACTCCCGTATTAACAATATTTGAAGTCTTAGTTATTGTTTCGCCTCCACCTTCAACGCTTGCAAAATTGGAATAAGTTCCTTGAGTATTGGTAGTAACGAATATCGTTATTACTGCCCCAAATCCTACGGGTAAAGAAGAAGTAAATGTTGCGGTTACTTGTTGACCTGATATGCTAAATCCCCAAGCTGGAGTATCTCTTTCATACCTTACAAAAGATAATCCATTTGGAATGTAATCCCGAACTATTATATCTCCTGAGGAATTGACTTGACCATTGTTTGCAATCGTTAATCGATAAGCAAATTCTACTCCTGAGTTTACACTTGTAGGCGCAGTCTTTGAAATGGTTATGTAAGGCGCTGGAACATTACATCTTTGACAATAAAGATACCATTCAGTAGGAAATACCGTTGGAAGATTACCATCAGGTCTTGGAGTATAATATTGATTTAAAGCAATAGTTTGCCCACTTGAGTTTTGAAGTTGACCAAGTTCAGCAACGGAAATGGATATAGTGGGATTGACTAACGATTCGCCAGTAATCTCATTATAGACCTGAGTAAAGGTCATCTCTCCACTTCCTTGTAATGGCATTTATTTAGAAGCTAAAAGTGTTTCTAAATTCTTTATTTTATCACTTTGTTCTTTTACTGCCTCGATTAATACGGGAATAATTTGATTATAAGAAACTCCTTTAATTCCATCTAATCCAGTACTAACGGCATAAGGAAGTATTTTTTCAACCTCTTGAGCAATTACTCCATATTGATGCGTATCATCTGCTTTCCATTGATATGAATATCCATTTAACTGCATTAATTTATCAGTTGGATTATCAATAATTTTCAAGTTTTTCTTTAAAATAATATCAGAGTTTGCAGTAATGTTTCCCGTTGCATAAATAGTACCAACAACCGCAAGTTTATAGCCATAATCAGTAAAATTACCCATTGTAGTATTACCTGATGTCATAGCATTATAAAGTACACGACCATTAGTATAATCGTATATATAAAATCCTCTACTATCATTATTTGCTAAGGCAAAAGGAGTAACTCCACTTCCTCCTTGTAATCTTATAACTGCTCCATGAATAGTTAATTGTTCTGAAGGACTTGTAGTATTAATCCCAACTAATCCTTCTGAAGTAATAGTCATTCTGGCACTTCCAGAAGTATAAAAATACATATTTGTACTTTCTCTATTTAATAAAATAGCATCTCCAGCATCTCCAGTTCCTACAAGAAATCCATCTGATGAAGTAGTCCCAGTAGTTGTTGAAGTAAATTGTGCATAACTACTAATACTTGAGCCATTAATATGTAAATTATAATTAGGGGAATTTGTGCCAATACCAACTAATCCAGCATTAGTAATTCTTATTCTTTCAGTATTATTAGTGTAAATTAATAAAGGTATATTAGCCTGACTACCAATTAACATTTGAGAATCATTTGCATATATAACACCTCTATCAGCATTTGAAGTTCTAAATGATATAAAAGAAGCTAATCCAGCGCCTCCCGAATTTATTACAATTCCTTTGTTTCCGTTATTACCTAAGTTATTATCAGTAGTTGTATTAATTAAAATACGACCTACTCCATCGTCATAAATTAAACTATTCCCAATTCCAGTACTTGAAGTAAATTTGGCTATATAATTAGTCGTTCCACTTAACGCACTTGCTTTCCCATTGAATGTATTCCAATCCGTTGAAGATAAAAATCCTGAAATCGTTGTACTTGCTTGCTTAACCTGAATAGAAGTTCCACTTCCTAAAACTGCACCAGTTCCTCCCGTAATTGTTAAGACCGAACTTGTGGCTTCAGTTAAATTACCACTTGTAAGACTAATAACTCCCGTAGTATTATTATAAGATACTGCTCCACTTGCTGAAATCAATGCTCGCACACTTGCATCCGTATAAACCGTACCCGAATAACTAATTGCACCCGTAGTATTATTATAAGTAATTCCAGTGCCTCCACTTAACGAAGTCAAAGAAATACCCCCTAACCCAGCAAGAGTGTAATTTGGTACGTTTATTACTCCCGTTGTATTATTGTAGGTAGATGCGCCACTCGTTCCCGTTGTTGTAATTGAAATTAATGCCCTAACCGAAGCATCCGTGTACACCGTGCCACTATAAGAAATAGCACCCGTAGTAGAGTTGTAACTGATACCCGTTGAGCCACTTAACAAAGCACGAATAGAAGCATCGGTATAAACCGTACCTGAATACGAAATAACCCCCGTCGTGGAATTATAAGAAATGCCCGAAGTTCCCGATAAGAAAGTTGCACTAATACCACCAAGACCAGCAAGCGTGTAAGTAGGCACGTTTAAGACACCCGTTCCGCTTGAGTAAGTAGATGCGCCTGAGTTACCCGTTACCGTTAAGCTAATAGCACCTCTCGCTCTTGCATCCGTAAAATATTTATTTGTTGGAGTGGCAAGTTCTTGAATGTCATCCGTATCCAAGACAACCGTTCCAACTAATCCGTTTACCGAAATTACCGCTCCACCAATCGCAGCTTGTAATTCAGCAATAGTCTTTTTAAATAGTTGCCCCGTAGTTGCATCGCCAATACCAAAAATATCGGTTGATAAAATTGCAGTCTTTGAGACTAATTGGTTTATTTTCTTATTTGCCATTGTCTAACTTGGATATGTAAAGTCGGTTGGTATTTGACACCTATTTGAAAGCATCGGATAAATAATTGATATGTCAGCTTTAACTCCAGCCAAATAATCCTTCTCGTTTTCAGTAAAAAATTCTAATGTAATCCCTTCGCCTACCTCCCAATTAAAATTTGGATGCTTGCACATCGAAATAATATCTTGACAGATTAGTAATTGGTCAGACAAAACCTCCGTTTCATTTGTTTCATCTTGAAGTTGCCTATCAAGAAAGAATAAACTAAATGACATAGTCAATTCTTTGCCGTTTATTTGGCTTCCAGTCAACGAATAAAACATTGATGGGTAAACATTATCAGGTTGAGAAAGAAACTCCCACACATCGCCAAAATAGACCGTATTAATTTGGTCGTGGCTTTGGGCAATATCCCTTATCAGCTTGATTGTTTGATTTAATGTCAGTTGTTTTATTGCCATTTGTTTGTAAATAAACGATTAGTTTATTAATGTTTTTGGTTGAGAATGCTTTTGGCATATTAATAATTATAATTTTTTTTGCTCTTTAAAACGTGTTGAGGATAACTCATTCCAAACAAACTATTCTCATCGCCTAAGAAAATACTTGACTGATAACCATCTTTCTCAGGATACATCGTGTCGATGCCCGTGCCAGGATTGATATATTCAGGGAATAAGTTTGTCGTGCTTACCTCTTGCAAATACTTAATCATTCTTTGCTTATAAAACTCTGCTCTTGAACGATAACGATTTGCTACATCGATTAAATCTTGCATATTAGGTTGGTCGCTATTATCTGAAGTCTTGCGAACTAATCCTTTATTGTAAAACTGAAAAGATAAGCCTACTGGTAACTCTGACAATACGTAATAAACAAGCGCATCCGTTACGTAATCATTTAATAAAGCCGTTTCTAAATTGCTTAAAGTATTATTTTCAATACCCGTTTGAAGTTTAATATATAAAGCCGTTCCCAAAGCGGGCAAGATATAAATGTCTTGAGCCGTTTTTATTTCGGGCATGATTAATTTGTCATCAATATTAGAATGAATTGCCGTTCTTTCCTTGATTGCGTTTGCTCCTATAAATAATGTATTCTTCATATTATCCTTTCTTAATAACCGTTTGAGCAAACCAACGATGTCTGCAACTTGGCGAAGCTTGACCATTTGGCTTAGTCCACCAACCACCTCTTCTATCAAATACCGAATATCCTAATCTTCCTGATATAGTTTCAATTTCTGCTCTTGAATATAACCTATCTAATTGCATTAATCGAGCGCAGAATGCACGGCTTGGATGGTCTGCCGTATCTCTTTGACCACTTGGTATTTCTGACTTCCATTCGTATGAATACCTAACCATAAAAGTAGAAGTACTTGGCTTTGGTGCATTTAATTCAGATAATGGCTTAGACAATTTTCTTTCAGTTATTCCCCTTGAAACTGAAGTACCTATAATATTTCTTTTTTCTAATCCATCCAAAACACGATTTACAATATCTAAATCTACTCCAATAGTTCCAGCAATAACTTCAGCAGTTATTCTCTTATCCTTTTGAATTAAGTCCAAAACATTAGCCTCTAATCCGCTCAATGCTTGCTCTGCAAATTCTAAATGCAAAGCCTCCTCTAATTCATTTGGAACTTGGCTAAATACCTCTCTTGATTTAAAGATTGAATAGTCCTCTTTCGAAACTCCAAACTCTTCGAATACACTTACAACCTCATCTTCGCTAAAATTAAATCCAGTTGTCGATGGTGCAGTTGTTGCAGATGGTAAATCTTGACCACCTTGCTCAGGTATTAAACCAACCAAAGAACGAATCTCGTTTGCGGTCATTGACTCAAGTACCTTATTAGCAACCAATGGACTTAATGAATTAATTGCATCAATTACATCTTGAGAAGTTGATGAAGTTTTAGCTTCTAATGCTGGCGCACCTAACTTTTCACGAATCTCATCCTTAGTTAAATTAGCCGCTATGATATTACCATCGAACTCTATGCCAATCGGCTCGACTGGTACGATTTGGAGTTCTGAATTAGCACCGTGTAATTTGGCAAGTAAACTGAATATTTGCTCAAGAAATATTTGCTTATCATTTACGTATGTATTTTTAAAAATCTCGTATGAATCACGCATTTGTTGGCGAGTTCCTAATTGACCTGGAGTCGAAATACCAAATAAATCGGGAGCAGTAATTTGATGCCCAGCAAAGATATTCTGCTGAATCATTTTATCTACATTACCAAAATCCTCTTTAGTAATATCGCTTGCTCCCAAGTCCTCAATGACTGGTTTTCTTGAAGCATCGTTTACAAAAGATAATATAAACTTTTTGCCATCACTACCCGTAAACCTATCGGTAAACTTGCGTTCAATTTGTCGCTTCTCATCATCTGATGGCTCTCCATTTGGTAACGTAATTAATTTGCTTGCACTAAATCCAGTTTGAGCATTCCCTAAAACGTGCTTAGATATTTCAATATCTGATTCAACGTAATTTAAAGCACCGAAATAACCTGGCAATGCGTAGGCATTAAGGTTAGGACGATACTCCTTTAAATACATTATTTGAGTGCCTTGTCTTAACTGAGAATTGAATCCGTTAAAGACCTCTCTTTTATACTTTCTATCTTCCCAATTTTCTGAATACCAAAACTGAGTATTGTCAGCATTAGTACGAATCTTAGTATAATCAATATGATATATCTCAGCTAAATTCTCTCCGGTTACACTCCAAATAACTTGAATATATGCGCCTCCAAATAACTCAATATCAATTGAAGTCTTTCTTAATACTTCGGTCAACGACTCAACTCGGTTGGCTTGTGCGATGAATTGTTCACCAATAGGGTCGACACCCTCTTTAATTTTAAAGCCATTCCCAGTTATGTAGTTGACCTTTCCTTTAATTATCGCATTATGCTTGGCAGACTTATTAAATAAATCGACCAAGTAGTTAGGATAATCATTCTTTTTCCCGAACTCAATATAACCTTCTCCTTCGCCTTTCTTCTCCCGATATTCAGGTTGTCTTGCCTCCGCAAAAGTTAAAACCATTAATTGATTGCTCATATATCTCTTACTTTGTAAGTGTTTGTTTGGTTGCTATAAGTAGTAAAACTGAATTGACTTGTATCATTTAATGTTGCTTGTCCGCTTTCAAGCATTGAAGTTGCTTGCGATGGGATTAAATTAGAAGTTGAAGTTTGCTCATAAATCTGATAAGACCATTCGCCAGGTAATTTAGTTGCAAAATAAGAACTTACCGTTATATTAAAAGCATTGAATCTTTCAGGGTAAGTTGATAAATCAGCATTGTTTAAAATGACAAATGCAACCGTTTCGTTTGTATTTCTTGACTTAAAATAGAATAGATAATTAGGCGATGTCAAAGTTGCCTTCTCGCTTAATGTTAATATTATTTTATTGACTTGACCTTTAATTAAATGTATCATCAAATATAAATAGCATTAACAAAATTTCTTATATAAAAAAAGGGGAAGCATCTGCTCCCCCCTTACCCGTCAACCAAACGACTATCTTTAAGCGCCTGGAGTAGTCAATGCAGTAAAGACTCCATCAGCCACCGCTGGCGATAATTCTTTCTCAGTTGCTGAAAAAGTTAAAGTGTAACCTGAACGGTCTCCTTGAGCCGTACCCGTAGCAGCGTTGCCACCAGTTAAGTTTATACCTTGTACACGACCAAGTAAAAACGTTTTATCGTTATTGTCTTTTACAACACATAACAATGTATTCTGAGCCAACAAAAGAATTTCGTTTCTTGTTGACACTTGTAATTTGTTCAATACTATCGATAGTTCTTGAGCATAGAAAACCGTACCATTTTGCACATTAGCATTAATGTTTTCAGTCAAAGAAGCAGTACCTGGAACTAATTCATATTTATAGAATCTTTTCGTAGCTACTTTAGTTATTGCAGATACCGAACCCGAAGCAACGGTAATAGCACTAACATTTCCTTTTTCAATAAAATACACCTCTGTAATCCCACCTAATGAGTCACGACAATCTAAAGAATATCCTTGAGTTAAAGCACACGGCATAATTATTTTTCTTTAAAGTGTTAAAATTAGGGGAGTCGCATCCAAGCGATACTCCCCGAACTTATTTGTAAGATTATTAAGCTAAGATGAAATCAACCATCTCGTCAGGGAATGCAAATTGCACACCGAACTTAAATGCTGCCATGAACTTGATGTTCATTGCATAAGGGTCGTGTAACAATTCAAATTGCTCCTCTTCGTTCAATAAGTCAGTACCGATGAACAAGTTAGAAATACGACCAGCGTATATCTTAGAAGTTCCGTTCAATCCTTGAACTGCGATAACCTTGATAGTTGTACCTGGCAAAGTTAATTCGCCAGTTGCTTGACCATCAAAAGTATAATTAAATAAATTTGAATTTTTTAATGCAATAGTGTAAGTACGGAATACATCGTTTCCTACAAATATTGCAACGTCATCCTTATCAACGATTGAAGCTGGGATAGCCTTGTAAACTGCATCCAAAACCGCAACAACTACACCACTTGTAATACCAGCAGAAGCAGCCAAAGCAGTTCCGTAATAAGTAGTTGTATTTGCGTGGATAACTGAAGCCGAAGCGGCAGCAACTAACTTAGCAAAACCATCAAACTTATTCAAGTTACCATTTGCAGAAGCAGTATCTCCAGTCCAAATCGCAGTTTCTAATTGAGAAGCAATACGAGCGGCTTTCTTAGAAGTATAATCAGCAGCAAAAGCAATTGAATCATACATAGAACCAGCAGATAATGCTTTTTGTAAGTACTTAGACTCTAATCCTTTTGGACAAAGTGCCTCTTGTACTTTAATTTTACCAACCGTTACACTACGCTGAGTGAAAGTAGTTGTACCCGATGCGTTGAATCCGCAATCGCTATCATCTTGAAAGAAAGCATCAGTATCCATGATACCAATTTTCTCAGAAGATTTTACTCCAACTAAAACGTTTCCTTGAGATTTAATCAAAGTAGCAGTTTTAGAGCCAAGAACTGAAGATGTTACTAATAATGCTTCGTTTTCTTTGGCGTAATCCGTTAATGTACTTACAACAAATGCCATAATTTTTCTTTTTTAAAATTTTTAATTTAAAGTTTTTACTCTTTCTAAGAACCGCTCTATTTTGTCAGCCTTTGGCTCAACGATTCTAAAATTGTTTTTTGGATTTTGGATTGGGTCAGCCACTGGAGTCTTAGAAAATCCTTCCAATACGCTTAACATTTCACTAAATCCTTGATTAAACTTGCTTTCTAATTCACCTAACTTGTTTTTCAAAGCCTCATTCTCGGCTTGCAAGTAAGTGATAGTAGCATTCATTTCATCAAATTGAGAATCCACTTCCATTTCCATAGGAGCTTCTTCTGAAGTTGGAAGTTCGCCTACTGGACTTTCAATTCCTTCGACTTTACCACCAGCAACGGTCATCATAGTACCATCAGCTAATTCATACTCACCATCGGGAGCAGAAACTGAGTTACCTGATTCATCAACAAGCATAGCATCTGCGCCAATCTCTAATGCTGATAAGTCAATCTTACTACCATCTTTAAGGTCGTAAGTTTCAAATACCAATTGAGTCGCTGGCTCAGGTGCAATTTCTTCAGTTTGTGCAACGGAATTATCCGCTAACATAACTTTAATTTTTTCAATTGCTTCTGAAACGTTCATAAATTGTTTTTACTTATTTGATTATAAATACTGATTAATTAATACTTTATCATTTATACTTGTTCTAAAATCGAACATATCTCTGACCATAGCGATTCTTCAACACTCATCGGTTGCTTTTCTTTCTTGTAATTAAATATTCCTTCAACACTAAATCCTTTAAATTCTCCTGATTTAATCTTATTCCAAACTGATTCGTTTTCTACTTTAAAACTTCCAAACCAAGAGCCTTCGGGTGCATCCTCAAATCCTTTCATTGCCATTATTCCGCGTGATGAATCCACAATAAATGATTCGTACATCGTTACCCCTTCAACTGCCAAAGCTTCATCGTGCATCAAATTTACATTTGACTGATAACCTTTCTTAAAAAACTTTTGTGCTATCTTCTCAATTGTTGGAGCGGTAAACGTAACGTAATATTCGCCATTTTGGTCGTTACGATAGATAGGAGTATCGGCTAACATCAAAGCACCTGAAACAATTCTTCTATCCTCTGACTGAATAACAAAATTAGCCTTTGCCTCTTTAAACATTAAAAAGTCTTTTTCAATCGCTGGTCTATCAACCAAAGCAACAAAGTCAACTTCAACATCGTCAT